CGATCGCTCCAGGTACAACCGCAGTAAATGCAGGATCCATTTATAACATTACAAGTCAACGAGACTTAGTAACTACATTTGGTACTCCTACGTTTAAAACAACATCTGCAGGGGCGCCTATTAACGGTGACGAAAGAAACGAATACGGCTTAATGGCTGCTTACAGCTTATTGGGTGTAAGCAATTCTGTCTACGTACAGCGTGCAAACGTTGACCTGGGTCAACTAGGTGGTACTACAATACGACCATTAGGTGATCCAACAAACGGCGCACTGTGGTTAGATACATCTGTTACAAATTGGGGTGTGTACGAGTGGAATGCAACTACACAAGCATTTGTTTTGGCGTCACCGTTGATTATTAACGATACTGCCAGCTTAGAAGCCAACATTACACCTAACGTTGGCGTTGGTAGCATTGGACAACTTGCAGTTAACACAGTCTCGGATACTAATCCGATATTTTTTAAAGCATATGATAACACATGGCAGTTGGTCGGTAATGTAGGATGGCAAGCACATATTCCTACTATCACTGGTAGCAACACCAGTGTGTCAATGACCGCTAATGCTAATATTACTATTAACACTACTAACGTCACTGTATCAACAGGCACTAACATAAGTGTAGTTAGCGCGGCGATTAATTCAGCAGCTATTACCGGCATTACTAGCCGCGTAAATAATAGCAACCAATTGATTATCCACGTTACTGAGCTGGCAACAAGCAACGGATCGGCTGCTGATGGCAAAATTGCAATCAGCAACGGAAACAACACGCCGTTAAGCGATTTAGGTATCACCGCAGGTACTTACAACGGCCCAGCAGTTACTATCAGTCCATACTTCACTGTTCCTGCATACGAATCCGCCAACTTAGCAGCTAATTCCGGAAGACCAACAGGTAGTATCTGGCAAAAAGCCAGTGTAATAGGATCTGGCTTAAATGCAAGCGTAAAACAATATAACAGTGCATCGGATACTTGGGTTGCAAAAACTGTAAACGATTATGCTAACGTATTTGTAGCAACCTTTACATTAGACCCAACGGGTGGCGGTACAAACTTAGCCGAAGGCGCTGTATTTGTTGAATATGATGCATACGCAGAAGATACTGGAGTTCAACCGCACATTGGTTCAAGACTATGGTATCGTAATACTACAGGTGCAACCACTGTGACAGGTAGTACCGCTAGTCCTATAGCAGCAAACGTTGGTGCAGCATTTACTTTAAAAACCAGAGCACTTGCTGGCACTGTTACTACAACAGAATACACAGTTACTATCACAACAGCAACAGTGGCTGGGTTCGTTGATGCAGTCAGCGCCGCAACTATTCCTTCTGTTACCGCAACGATTGCAACTGATGGCACAATGACATTGACTCACGCATTAGGCGGTGACATGTACCTGACAGACGGCGCAGGAACTCCTTTGGCTAATGTTGGTATCGATTCGACGGCAACCAGTGCATACCAAGTTTATCAAGATAATGGTACTGCTATTTCTAACGTACTAATTGCTTCTAATTGGGAACCAATTGCTGAACGAAACTTTACAGTAAGTTCGACACAAGTATTTGTAGCACCTGCAAACGACACTTACTGGTACTACAATGCATTAACTCGTGCTGACATTATGATCAGTAACGGCACAGCTTGGCTTGGCTATGGGGTAGAAACCAATGATATTCGTGGATACAATTTATCTAGCACTAATGCAACTGGTCCACTTTTTTCTACAACTGAGCCAACAACACAAATTGATGGTACATCACTAGTATACGGTGACTTATGGATTAATACCAGCGACTTGGAAAACTATCCTGCACTATACAGATATCAAAGTATTAACGGCATTGATCAGTGGGTTGCGATCGATACCTCAGACAACACTGGGCAAAATGGCATTGTGTTTGCAGATGCACGGTGGGCAACTAGCGGCAGTACAAACCCAGTGACTGATTCGATTCCTACGATTGCTGCATTGAAATTAAGTTCATATACAGATTTGGACGTGATAGATCCCGGACTTTACCCACGTGGTATGCTATTGTGGAACACTAGAGCTAGCGGATATAACGTAAAACAATATAAATCAAATTACTTTACAGCAACTGCATATCCTGGCGAAAGCATTCCTACAGAAACAGGTACTTGGATATCAGTAAGCGGATATAACACCACAGGTGTAGTTCCGAATTTCGGACGCAATGCACAAAGAGGTGTAATTGTTAGCGCACTACGTAGCGAGATTGACAGCAGCACAACATTACGTGAAGAAAGTAATATCTTCAACATCATTGCTTGCCCTGGCTATCCAGAACTAATGCCTAACATGGTGGCATTGAATGTAGACCGTGACAATACATCGTTTGTAATCGGTGACACTCCATTGCGTTTGGCAGCGACTGGTACTGCACTCCAAGCATGGGCAACTAACAGCGTAGGTGCAGTTGCAACAGGCGAGCAAGGGTTGAATACCACTAGTCCGTATCTAGGTATTTACTACCCAAGCGGACTAACAAACGATTTGACTGGTAATCAGATTGTTGTACCACCAAGCCATGCTGCATTGAGAACGTTTGTCAAGAGCGACAATATCAGCTATCCATGGTTTGCACCTGCAGGAACACGCAGAGGTTTAATTGATAACTTGAGTGCAATCGGTTACATTAACAGCAGGAGTGGGGCATTTGTTAGTGTAGGGGTGACACAAGGTCTTCGTGATACAATGTACAACAACAAGATTAATCCGTTTACTGCCTTACCCGGAACTGGTTTAGTGGTATACGGACAAAAGACGTTAGCGGCTGATCCGAGTAGCTTAGACAGAATTAACGTAGCAAGATTAGTTAACTTCTTAAGAAATCAATTGAATACGATTGCTCGTCCGTTCGTATTTGAACCAAACGATCCAATTACACGTAATGGGTTGTTGGCAGTTGTTAACAGTTTACTAAACGACTTAGTTGCTAAACGTGGTATCACAGACTACTTGAGTGTTTGTGATACAACTAACAATACACCAGAGCGTATTGCTAGAAATGAACTATATGTGGATATAGCAATTCAGCCAACTAAGGCTGTTGAGTTCATCTACATACCAATTAGATTGAAGAATCCTGGAGAAATCCAAGACGGCAATTTAGCATCGGCGACAAACCCAGGAACAGGAGCATAATAACATGGCAGTCTCTTCATTAACAAGATTTACAGTACCATTAGGGGGCAATCAGAGTGCTAGCACTCAAGGCCTCTTAATGCCAAAACTCAAATTTCGCTTCAGAGTGAGTTTTGATAATTTTGGTGTAAGTACTCCCAAGACAGAATTAACAAAGCAGGTAATGAGTTTTGCTCGTCCTCAAGTTACGTTTGAACCAATTGAAATTCCTGTTTACAACAGTCGTGTTTATCTTGCTGGACGCCCAACATGGCAGGCAGTAAGTACAACACTACGTGATGATGCAGGCGGTAATATCAGTCGTCTAGTAGGCGAGCAGTTGCAGAAACAGTATGACTTTATGGAACAAGCTAGTGCAAGTTCCGGTATTGACTACAAGTTTATTACACGATTAGAAATGCTAGATGGCGCGAACGGCAATATCGAACCAATCGTGTTGGAAACGTGGGAACTGTATGGTTGTTTCTTAACTGATGTAAACTACAACGATGTGGACTACAGCAGCAACGATCCGGTAACTGTTACAATGAGTATCCGTTACGACAACGCTATTCAAACAACATCACCTGGTGGTGTTGGCAACGCTGTAGGACGTACAAACGGTACAGTTATTACAGGTTAATCAACACAACATAAAAGCCCACTGAAGTGGGCTTTTTTATGGATAAATATTTGTATGGCCTTATACAACGCAGACTTAAAACCACTAGCAGGTGCGACTCATCCGTATGATCACGCCACACGGTTATTTTTATCGGATAATTTTAGGCTAGCACCCAAACAGTCGTTTTTATATTACGTTTGCATCAATGTAGATCAAAGTGCACTGCAAAGTATCTTGGGCGGTTTAGCCAGCGATTCAGTTGGTAGCCAAACTTTAATCGAACAATACGAAACTGGCTTAATGGCCAAACGAGTCGAACTGCCAAAATTTAATATACGGACTCGCAGTCTAAAAGCATATAACAGAAAAAACATATTTCAGACGGGTATTATGTATGATCCGCTGAGTATTACGTTTCATGATGATGCTGCTGATACTGTGACTAAATTTTGGAATGATTTTTATACATACTATTATAGAGACAGTGACTATGATGCCACTTTGTATACAGTACCGCATAAATATCAATCCAGAACCAGAGAAGGTTGGGGATTTAGCCCACGCAATGGCAATCTGAAACCTTTCATCAGAGATATACAAATATTCAGTTTACATAATAAACGTTTTACCGAATACCGGTTGATTAATCCTGTCATAACCGCCTGGCGCCATGGCGAGCATGATAGTAGCGCCGGTAACGGTACGTTAGACAGTACAATGACTGTGGATTTTGAAACAGTTAAATATCGCACAGGGTATGTAAATCCAGTTGATGTAAACGGCTTTGCTGTTATACATTACGATGATACACCTAGTCCTATTAGTAACAGCACTACAAACATATTCACAGATGACGGACTAATAGGTGCAATTGAAGGAACATCGACTGACTTGGCCAGACCTGATGGCACTGGCAGCGGTTCTGGCATTTTAAGTTCTATCATAGATGCTTATCGTTTCTATAATAACATTAAAGATACTAATTTTAGACAAATTGGATCCATAGTATTGGGACAAGTAGGAACGCAAATTTTAAATGGCGCAATAAATGGCGCAGTTAACAACGTATTC